TCCAGTCGCCCAACGCTTCGTACCGCTCCCGCATCGCTCGGAGCGTTTCTTCCTGCGCCCATGTCTCCCGCTCTTGATTGGCCAGCGCAATCAGGTCTTCTGGGACTTCGACTGGGGCGAGTGGGTCTAGCGCCTTCATCGTCTTCCACTCATGGGCAAACGCCTTGAGGTCTTTGGCTAAAAAGACGACCACGCCAGCCCAAATCAGGTGCGGGAGGATGTCCAGCATCAGATCGCCGCGTATCGCACCGTAACGACCGGCGCTCCACTCGTGTAGGCGCTGCATCGGGCGCGGAACCCTGCAATGCCCTTGCTGTCCGCCGTCCATATCCCAACCGCCGTGGCCGTGGAGGCTGCCGTCGTGGACGCCGCCGGAAGCAGGTTAAACGCGACCCAGTTTGTGCCATCGACCGTGGCTTCAAACGTGATCGTGGCGGACAGTGTGCCGGTAATCTGTACCGCAACCGCGCCGGGAGACGGCAATCCAAGCACCGTTGCCGCCTGTTCAGCGGCAGACACGGTGATCACGCTAGACTTGAGCAACGTAGCGGCCATGTTAGCAGTCCCACTTTCGAAGTGATTTGTTAATGCGCGAATTCGGGTCGTTCGCGGTCTTAGCGCTGGTCAGTTTGCGCTTCATGCCCGACATGCGCTTGCAAAACGCGATTCGACGCTTGGCTTTTTCGGGAGACGCCGCCGCTGCTGACGCAGAAACGGGCGGTTTGATGTCTTTCCCCTGCGCTCGCAGTGAGGCGCGGCCCTTTTCGTTGAGGCCCCCCTCGGGATTCTTGCCTTCAGCGCGTTGCCACGCGGGGGACTTCGCCATCAGTCCTCGTCCTCGCCCATCTCCTCGTCGTCCATCTCCTCGTCGTCCTCTTCCAGCTTGGACAACTGCGCTTCCAGCTCCGCGATACGCGCTTCAAGGGCGGCGAGCTTGCTCTTGGGCTTCTCTTCCATCGTTTCGCGCATCGACTCCTTGCCCATCGGCCCTTTGCCCATCCCCGGCTTCGGCTTGCCGACGGCAATCATGATGGCAATGCCCGGTCCCTTGCCTTTGCGCTGGAGCGCGGCCTTCCGCGGGCGTCCGATGCCACTGCTCTTCGCGATCACCGCCTCCATGCCACGCTTCTTTGCTGCCATCACCAGCCTCCGGGGAGTTGCGCTGCAAAATCACCAGCGACATGGCCATTGCGGCCTGCGCCTGACAGGTCTTCTGTAATATTCGGGTCATCGACCACCAGCCGCAACCCCGGTGGGGCTTCGGGGACCACGCCTTGCACCCGATCCCACCCATACAGGGCCAGTGCCAGCGCCATCACACCGTCATCGTGGAACCCTGACGGTGCTTCATAGCGCACGCCGGTCGCGGTGTACTGGAATTCGAAGCTTTCTAGCTCGTTGATCAGCCAGCCGTCGGGGATTTTCAGTTCATCGCCCTGAAATGCCGCCACCAGCCGCTGCATCAGGCGCAGTTTGGACGGTTGGGTGAAGACATGCGGGGTCACATCCACCCCCATCGCCTGCAAATCCGCCACAATCGCATCGCCCACGCCGGTCGCGTCCGCCACGATGGGCGTCTGCCCGACGATTTCCTTCACCTTGGCCTTTGTCACGGCCCACGGGGCCTGCCAACGCTCTAGGAAGGCAATCCGTCGGTAGGCGTCGAGGCCCACCACTACGGTAAAGTCGAGACTTCGGGCGAGGTCCACGCCGTAGACCACCGCTTGAGGATGTTCTGCACCGGGGCCATGTCTTGTGTCAGAATCAATGGCGCGTCGGATGGCGTCCAGTCCGAACGGATTTGCCCCGTCATCGGTCGGCACCCCCTCAAACTCCTGCGCAAAGACCTCCGGTGGCAGCTCACGGCGAGCCGCCTCGACCTCTTCGACCGGGATGTACGGATTGTCCAGCGTTTTGGCCCGGAAACTCGCCCAATCTGGCTCGGTGTCATCGTTGCCTCGGTTGAAGAGCACCACAAACCCATGCCGTCTGCCTCGCGGCGTGCCGAGAAATAAGCCCCCGCCGCTCAAATCCACCAGCGTCGGGCGGATGGCGCGTTGCCAAATCATCAGCAGGTCCGGGACAATCCCGGCCTCGTCGATGATCGCCAGCTTGTATTTGCGCCCAAGGCCCGGATCGGGGGTGTCCAACGTCCACATTTCGATCACCCCGCCCGTCACCAGCTCAATGCGCCGTTCCTGATCGTTCGACCGCGCAATGACCGGCTGGAGCCGCTGCAACAGCTCACGCCAGACCTCCAGCACGTACTTGTACGTCGGCGCAAACCAGCCCACAGGGTAGCCTGCCAAGGCCACATCACAGGCTTCGCGGACCCCGCCCGCCGTCTTCCCGAACCGGCGTCCACACATCACCACCTTGAACCGCGCCGGATGGCTGGCAATGGCCTGCTGGCCCGGATGACGCTTGGGCAGCACGACGTTCACTGCGTTCGTTCCCGGTTTGAACTTGGGCTTCGGGGGCACTCGTCCTCTCGTGATCGTGGTCTCTACGTATACGTAGTTTCTACGTATACGTAGTCTATGGTCTCTACGCTATCTAACTATGGTTACTCTTATCGTTAGGGTGACACAGCTCTGTCAGGGGTGACACAGCTGTGTCACCCCACAGAAACCCCGAAACCTGCCTCGGGGTTTCTGTGCTTTAGGACAAGATGTTCTGGGGAAGTTGCGCAGGAAGTGATATGGCACCGGCTTCCAGCGCTTTCTGCGTCTGGACGTTTCGTACCGGCGTTTCCTCCTCCACGACCTTGATCTGCAAGGTCTGCGCTCCCTGATGCTCGACTGTCTGGCGCTCCCCATACTCCGCCGGATTGGCCTTCGACGCCGCCCACTTCAGGGTGTCAATCAGCAACCGATCTGCCGCGCTGGAGTGATTGGTGCTATCCCGCGCTACCCGGATCGCTTCCTCCGCCAGCGCCTGTGCCAGCGTCTTCTTCGCCTGTTCATAGCGCTGGGTCCACGCTTCGTCGCGCCGGAACCACTGCCGTACTGCGCCTGCGGTCACGGTCAGCTTCAGGCTGGCCACCGCGTCCGACACCGTCTCGCCTTCCGCCATGCGCTGCAAGATCTGCTCCATCACCGCGTCCTTCGCCTCCTTCGCATCCTGTGCGACAACGGGCGTCTTCCGTGCTTTCGTTGACATGTAGTCCTCGTGTGTGTGTGCTGCGTGCCTCCACATGATGCGTCGGGGACGTATCGTTGACAAGTACACTGCGTGATCTGACCGTGTGGAGGTGGTATATCGCTGGACGCTCGCCGCTCCGGGGGACACCCCCCCCCTCGCGCCCGTTCTACGCCTTATTCGCGCCGAGATCCAGCCGACGCCGCGCCGAGAGCGCTGCGCTCACTCGTGCGCCACTCGTGCGACAGTGTGCGGACGCTGTCAGCGCCACGTCTCCATGTGACAGACTCGCGCACGAGTAGGAGCGACACGAGCGCCACGAGAGCGCCCGTCAGCGCTCGTCCCCTCTGCGCCCCCTGCGCTCACTCTGCAGCGCCAGAGCGTGGCAGCGATTGACACAAGGGAGCATGGCCAGCGCCACCCCGGCCCTTGGCACTTGGCAGCTAAGTGCGCATGAATTCAGCACTTGCGAGCGGAGAAATATTTACCCTTGACAGCTGCCAAGTCAGAGGGTTACCATGTTGTTGTTGACAGAATGACGCCGGACGCCACGCTGTGAAGCGTTGCACGATCCAGAGAGCGTGACTGCGCAACACGGTCCCTACCAATGGCACCGGCTATTTGACAACTGACAAGTTCCCAGAGCGCACCACGAACCGACTGGTACCGTCCCCAGCGTGTCGCTCTGGCTCTCTCACAGCCTTGCCACCTGCGAGAGTCTCTCTCTGCCGTCTCTCTCTGCAGTCTCTCTCAGTCTCTCTCACTTTCGAGGATCACCGCCATGCTCTCCAATCGCTCCCAGCTCTCGTACTTCCGCTTTCTCCGTCGTGAATTCACCGCTGGCCGCATGAACCGCCTCACTCTGCGCTACGAGTGTGAAGCCGCTGCGAACCAGTGCGAATACACCCTCCACGCCGCGCTGCTCGTCTTCCTCGCTGGTTTCTGATCCTTCCCTCTCCCGGAGAATCCCGCCATGTCGTCCACGTTCCAGCTGCTCACCGCCGCCGAATCGTCTCCCAAGCTCGCTCACGAACTCGGTCTCACCCTGCAGCATGAATCCGCCGTCTTGTACCTCGCTCCCCACACGTTCGCCGGTCGTGGCAACCTCTGCGCCGGAGCCTCTGCCGGATGCATCAACGGCTGTCTCGGCTTGTACTCTGGCCGCGCTGACATCGTCAAGCGTGGCGACACCTCGAACACGGTGCGGGATGCTCGCATTCGGAAAGCGCAGCTGTTCTTCGACGACTTCGCCACGTTCAAGGCGCAGCTCGTCAGTGACATTGCGAAGCATGTCAAGCGCTGCCACAAGAACGGCAAGCTCCCTGCCGTACGGCTCAATGGCTCGTCGGACGTGCCGTGGGAGCGCATCATCCGCGACGTCTTCGAACAGTTCGCCGACGTGACGTTCTACGACTACACGAAGCTTCCGCCCTCGAAGCGCCAGAACCTGCCCAAAAACTACACGCTGACGTTCTCGTACTCTGGCGAGAACCTCGATGCGTGCGGCGAAGCGCTCCGCGCTGGGTGGAACGTTGCCGCTGTGCTGAAGGTCGCTCCCTCGGAGACCATGCCGCTATTCCTCCGCGATCTCAACCCGTGGCATCCACTCGCGGCGCTCCCCGTGATCGATGGCGATGTACACGACCAGCGCTTCCTCGACCCGAAGGGCGTCATCGTCGGGCTGCGCCCGAAGGGTCGCCTCCGCAAGGCTCGCACCTCGTTCGTGATCGGCTCCCTCTGACCGTCCCTCTGGGGCGCGGCATTCGGTCGCGCCTCTCTCACCTCTCTCTCGGAGAACCCGCCATGCCCACCGCTCGCCTCTCTGCTCGCCGGAACGGGTGGCGCGAATGCGCCTACGCCATCCTCGACGGTCGCCTCCTCGCTTCGAATGGGGATACCAGCTGCTACAGCGAAGCTTCCGCCATTCGCAGTGTCATCGTGCAGCTATCCCAGCGCAGCGATGCCGACGCGAAGACATGGCTCGCCCTCTACGAGCAGGGCGCTGTCACTGTCGAAACTGACCGCCACTGATCTCTCTCACCCTCTCAGAGACCTGCCATGTACACGATTCTGCTCTCCCGCTCGTACCCGCTGCCGAATGGCAAGACCACGCTCCGCGTTGACCTGCTGCAGCACACCGACACTCTCGCCAAGGTGTGGGAGGTGACGGTGCTGTTCCGCTCTGCCAGACACGGCATCCAGACGGGCAGCATCACCCGCCGCAAGACCCGCAGCGAGGCGATGCGCATCGTTCGCAGGGCGCTACACTCGAGCTAAGTCGTTGCAGGACAACGCCGTTGACATGTTGTTGACACCTGGATAAGTTCCATGCTGGTCCCGCACCGACGCGGGGCCAGCCTCACCAGTCCTCCCGCCAAGGAGTTCTCCCATGCCGTTCATCCCGACTGCGTACCCCACTGGCACCGTCTTCGACCTCGGTCGCCGCGTCAAGCTTGGCCCCAAGTCGCTCAAGGTGCAGACCGCTCCTGCCCTTGAGGCTCGCACCGCCCTCGACCTGTCCTCGTACAGCGGCGACACGGCAGAGGTGACCTGCAACGGCGACCACCCGATCACCCTGCAGGGGGGCGAGCATGGCATCGTGATTCGCAGCGATGCGCAGAGCAGCGATGTGCTGTTCATCTGGCGCGACATGGGCAACGTCGAGTGTGCGCTGGCCCGTGGCATCCCCGCTGAGAAGTTTGTCACCCAGCGTGGCCGTCCCCGCTTCGCCGGAGAGCCGATGCCCTCCGCGACCGGCGACGTTCAGTCTGCGGCTGCCATTGCCCCTGCCAAGGCTGCCACTTCGCAGCCTCCCGTGGTGACACAGCCTGACGTAGCCGACGCACTGGAGACCCTGCGCCAAGCGCTCCAGCCCAAGGCCATGGTGGACGAGGCCGCAGTGCGCGCCATCGTCGAGGACGCCATCGAACCGCTGCGCCAGTTGCTGCAGTCTCCCGCGGTGGCGCAGGCTCGTGCCCGTCTGGCGGTGGCACAGGCCAGCAGCACGAACCCGATCATGGCCGCGCTGCAGCAGCGCTACGTGGTGGGGCAGGAGGCTCCGGCCAATGCGCTGCTCGTCGCGCCCCCCTCGCTGGGCAAGAGCTTCACCATCCGCGAGTTCGGCAAGCAGTACGACCTGTTTTTGGAGCATGGCTGCACCGATGACCTCGACGAGGTGGCCACGCTGCTCGGGGGTCCCGTCGCGACTGGCGCAGGCTTCGAAGTGGTGGACGGGGTGCTGACACAGGCCGTTCGTGCCGCCTCGCAGGGGCAGACGGTGCTGCTCCTCCTCGACGAGGTGCTGCGCATGGGCGACCGTCCGCAGGAGTCGCTGCTCTCGTTCCTCACTGGCGTGAAGACCCAGACGGGGCGCGTGTACCGACTGCGCACTCGGCGCTTCGAGAACGGCGCGTTCGAAACCATCGAATGCCCCGTGGCCAACCTGCACATCGTCGCAGCGGCCAACCTCGGCGCTCGCCACCCGCAGGAAGCCTTCTGGTCCCGCTGGGATGTGGTCCGCTTCGGGTTCGATCTCGCCACCGTCGAGGGCGTGGCCAGCACCGTGGCGCAGAGCTACGGCATCAGCGAAGCCGACATGGTGGGCAAGCGCTACGCGGCAGCGGTGTCCATGAGCCGTGCGCTCGTGGCGAGCAACGCGGTGCGGTACCCGCTCGACATTCGCACACTGGAGCGCGCTTGCCAGTTGGCAGGGTCCGACAAGGGCAGCGAGGTGCTGACCTACGTAGCCAGCCGCGTGTCCGACTCGTGCGCCCACTGGTCGATCGATCTGGGCGAGACGGACCCGTCCTGCAGCAGCGCCGTCGATGCCATCAAGACCTGCCTCCTCACCGCCAACTAACCGGAGATCCCGCCATGACGACCACCATCAAGACCCCCAAGGCTCCGCTCACCCCCGTCGCGCTTGTCAAGCAGTGCATCAAGCGAGCCAGCCGGAAGGGGGAGGCACTCGACGCCCTTATCTTCGCCACCAACGCCGGAGTCAATGCGGAAGCAGACGGCGGCGTGACAGGGACATGGCGCTTCCAGAACGGGGTGCATGTCATCCGCCTCGGCACTCGCTTCGTCGAGGCTATGAAGCCCAACGCACTCGGCGCTCGCAGCCAGTCTGGCCGCGACAAGGCAGCCACCCTGTTTGGCATCCAGATCCTGCGCCACGAGGCGTGGCATGGCCGCGTGACGGTGCGTGATCTCGACGCCATCGCGGCCAACTGCAAGGCGCGGAGCATCCCGTTCCTCCTCGTGAACCTGATGGAGGACATGCGGCTGGAGCACCTCGCCCGTGAGGCGGAGAAGGTCAAGTTCGAATGGCACCAGTTCATGCCCTACAATCGGGCGACCAACCCGCTCCATGCGTTGGCCAACATGGTGACCTACGAGACGGAGATCTGCTTCACGTTCACCGATCACACTCACCCGAATCACAGCACTCACGCCAAGGTCTGGAAGGAGAAGGTCGAAGACTTCGCTCGCCGCATCAAGACAGCGGCCACCACATGGGCCGTGATCGACCTCGCGCAGGAGTGGCTGGAGTACTGGAACGCGCAGGGCTGGGGGCGCAGCACCCAGACGGTGCCCCGTGGCACGATGGCAGGGGATGCCATCGGGGGCGACAGCGATGGCAGCGCCACGGCGATGTCCGACAAGCGCACGACCAGCCCCGTGCACACCGTCTCCAGCAACTCGTCGAACACCAGCACGGTGTCGGTGCGGCTGCCCAAGCGGGTGCCCTTCACCCGCTTCCGCACCTACACCGGAGCGCAGGCCATCGACCCGCGTGAAGCGGACGCCATCGCGGCAGAGATGCGCACGATCATCGCTCGCACTGCTTCGCAGTACTCGGTGCGCACCTCGTCGAGCGGGTCGCGCTTGCACATTGCTGGCATCGCCAGCCGTAGCGAGCAGGTCTTCCGCAACTACGGTAAGACGGGAGGCAAGCCGCACCTCGTGATGCTGATGGACTTCTCAGGCAGCATGTCGCGGGACTGGCAGTCGCACGGTCGCCTGTTCACCGCCGCCCTGCTCCGCCTCCTCCGCAGCGGCGACATCACCGGCAAGCTATACGGCACGGGCGGCGGGATGCTGGGCGAACTCCCTGCCACCCTGTCTGACACGGAGCTGGCTGGCCTGTGCCCCCACCTGCAGGGCGAGAACATCCGCGACAGCCTGACGGCACTGCAGTCGGAGGTGCAGGGCGCGAACGCGGTGCTGATCTACACCGATGGCGAACTGATGGACGGCCACGTGGATGCCGGAGAGTGGCGGCGGAAGGGCGTCGATCTGGTGGGGTCGGTGGTCATCCCTGCCAACAAGTCGGAAGACTTCCGCCGCGACAAGCTGGCCATGATGACGCGGCACTTCGGTGCGCCGGTCACGGCAGAACACGGCAAGGCCCTCGCTCGGAAGTTGGCGCAGTACCTTGGCGCTCGGTGGCGCTGAGGATATATTCGGAGTGCGACTCTTGGCGGGGTCGTCTCCTCTGGTGAGAGACAAGAATCCCCCAGTGCCCATTCGGGTGCTGGGGGATTGTTGTTTATCGGCGCTGCCGTTTGGCGTTGTCCTTGTCGATCCAGTGCTGCCGCCACTGCTCGGCCTGTCGCTGTCGCCGCTTGCGCTCCTGCCACTGGCGCTGTCCCTCGGTCTGTGTCTTCACCGGAGGGGGTGCCAGCGCCTGTAATAGCCCCGCCAACGGACGATCCCCGATGCGGACATGGTGCAGGGGCAGCAGCGGATATCGGGCCAGCAGACGGGCAGCCAGCGCCTCGTCGGATGGCGCACTGATGGTCCCGATCTGGCGTGGCTCGTGGTTCGGGAGGCAGAGGAAGACCGGATGGCGCAGGTCCGTCATGCCAGCACCTTGGCGCGGAGGCTGGAGATGAACCGCTGCGGGGTCCACCCATCGTCCTCCACCACCGCATACGTCACCCCGTCTGGTCCGTCATAGCGTTCGATGATGCCACGCTTGAGCAGCAGGCGGATCGCGTTGCGGATCGTGTCATAAGGCCGGTCGATACTCCCCGCCACTTCGGACAGGGTGTACGCCCCTGTCTCCAGCAGCGCCTTCACCACGTCGGTCGTGTCTCGGTACGCACGGGACTGATACGGCTCCCGCTTGGCACGGGTGGTGAGATGCCATGTGCGAACGGCTCTGCCAGCGCAGCCGATGCGCTTCCCTCGCTTCGCCATCACCCACCCATGCTTCTCCAGATGCACGAGCAGGTTGCCGGTCTGGTGCGGGGAGCGCCGGATGCTGGCGGCCACGTCGGCGGTGGTCAGTCCGTCGTGGTCGCGCAGCATCCGTATCACCACCGCTGACAACGCCTCAGGCTTCGGGTCGCGGTAGCTGACGTAATCGTTCGGCTGGAACTTCACGGGCGGATGACTCCCACCTCCCGTGCCAAGCCGATGGCACGGGTTTCGATGGCGCTGATCTTCCGCTGCACCTTGTCCTCGTTGATCGGTTCGCCCAGTGACATGGCGCTGGACACCTCCCGCTCGACGCGCCGACACATGGCGCTCACGGTCTCGGCGTGTTGCGCGATGAGGCGCAGCTTCTTCAGCAGCCGATCGCTCATGTGTCGTCGTCCATCCAGTCGCCCAACTCATCGACG